GTAAGGAACTTCCACAAGGTGAAACTGTATATGGGTTAGACTTTGGTTACAATGTGCCGACTGCGCTCGTAAAAGTGGTATTTCACGAGAATGCTGCATATGCTCAAGAGGTTTTGTATGAAACCAAGTTAACCACATCAGACTTGGTTGAGCGTGTTAAGGCTCTGAACATTTCACCCTATGATGAAATCTTTTGCGATGCTGCTGAACCTAAGACCATTGAGGAACTTACAAGGGCAGGACTAAACTCTAAATCTGCGAACAAAGATGTGCGTGAAGGTATTCGTAAAGTAAAATCAATTCCGCTTAATGTTACTTTAGACAGTTCAAACTTAATTAAGGAACTCAAGAACTACAAGTGGAAGACCGATAAGAATGGTAAGAAACTTGATGAGCCTGTAAAGTTCAATGATCATATCTCTGATGCGCTCAGGTATGCTATTTATTCAAAATTAAACGCACCTCAACTGACTTGGGGTATAATATAACAATATGGGTGTTTTAGATATATTCAAAAAGAAAGGACTTAATCCGAATATCAATGCGCAGCGTGAAGTTCAGACCGTTAATGGTGTTCTACTTCAGCCGTATTATGGTGAGGCATACGTGACTGAGGGGTACATGGGTAATTCCGATGTTTACTCCATCGTGACATTCCTTGCGAGGAAAGCAGGTTCAATACCTTGGTACGTTTACAAGATGAAGCCAGGAGAGAAGGCGAAGACATCATTGGAGCGTTATAAGCAACTCTCAAAGGGTCTGCATAACAAAGGAGCATTTGAACGTGCTTTGATGGAGAGAAAGAACGCCTATGAGGAAAACATGGTAACGGGGACTCCGTTGGCTAAGTTATTGGAGCGACCCAATCCATCACAGGCTCAAGACCAGTTCTTTCAGAACTTATTTGGGTATAGAATTCTCAGCGGTGAGGGGAATATCTACGGAAACGATGGTAACATAGAGAATGGCAAATTCGTTGAACTAAATGTATTGCCGACTCAGTTCCTTGAGATTTACCCTGATCCGAATGACCTTTACGGGTTATTGGGTTATAAGTTGATGGTGGCTCAAGGTATAAACATTCCAAAGGCTAATGTCTGCCATTGGAAGTCTTGGAATCCAGATTTTAACGATGTGACACGTTCTCACCTTAGAGGTGTTTCACCACTTCGTTCAGCGTGGAAGTTACTCCGTATGTCTAACAACGCAGCGGATGCATCAGCTAAGATGACACAAAACGGGGGTGCGAAGGGTGCGCTCGTTCCGCAGCCTGTGAATAACAACATACCTCAGATGACTCCTGAACAGGCATCAATGATTCAACGGGCAATCAATGAGCGGATAAACGGAACTGACAATAAAGGTTCAGTTGGTGTGATGCAATACCCTTACAACTACCTCAATTTCGGGTTGTCATCGGTTGACATGGAACTTGTGAAGACTCTCCAAATGACACTGCATCAGTGGTGTAGGGTATTTGGAATGCCGATTGTGTTATTTGATACTGATACCTCATCTTACAACAACTACACCAATGGTATGCGTGATTTGATCACTAACACCATTGCTCCACTTTGTGCTGAATTGAGGGATGAGTTGAACTCTTGGCTTGTTCCAAGATTTGGTGAGAACGTTTACATTGATTTCGATATCTCCGCACTACCAGAACTCCAATCAGACATGGAGAAGATGGTCGCTCAACTTAAACAAGCCGATTGGCTGACCTTTGATGAGAAGCGTACTGCAATGGGTTATGAAGAGAAAGGCGGTGCATATGCCTCATCCTATGTGAGCGGTGGGATGATGCCTTTAGAAATGTCAATGATGGATTTAACGGTACCTGATGACAATAATGGAAATGGTATATGAGAAATATCCAAAGACACAAGCAGAACGAAATTGCTTGATAGAAAAGAGGATGATGGATGCGCTACGGGCAGCATATAAAACAAGGTTAGAAAATGAACGCAAAGCAGCGGAAAGAATACTGGATGAAAACGGAGAGACTCAGAGCAGGTCTTGACAAAAAGTACTTTGAACAGGTTCAGAAGTCTGTTTGGGATACTTTCAAGCGTTTCGCTCGTGACATCGAAGTCATCGGCATTGATGCTGCCCGTTCACGCCTTGGATTGGATTTGTGGGATAAGGAGATGCTCAAGATATTTGAATCACTTTACAAGGAATCTGTTTTACTATTTGGCAATAGTGTTTATCGTGCATTGCGGATTGAGGCACAAAAGGCAGAAACCTTCGGATTTAATCGTGAGTGGACTGATGCCGTGTTGGAGTTTCTGCTAAAGCAGGGATTTGTCTTGGTGGCTGATATAACCTCAACTACTAAAAAGAAACTAAACGATATCGTTACAAAAGGCATTGAAGATGGATTAGGCGTGGATGAGATTGTGAAACTCATCCTTTCTGATGAGAACTTGGCATATTCAGCTATGAGGGCAAGAAGGATTGTGAGAACTGAGGTGATGAGGTCTTCAAACATAGGAGCAATGAAAGGAGCGGAGGCACATGGATTCTATGTAGATAAAGAATGGATTTCAGCAAGGGATAAGCGGACAAGGAGAATTCCTGAAGATGAATTCGACCATGTGCAGATGGATGGGAAGGTTGTGCCGTTTGAAGAGCCATTCACCTCAACGGGGAAGAAGGGTGAGCCTGTTGTGGCAATGCAGCCAGGGGATATAACTGCACCTCCAGGGTTCACAATTAATTGCCGTTGCACAGTTGGATTTATTCCCAAGCGTGATGCCAATGGTAGGCTTTTAAGGAAACCGAGATTAAATGAACCTCAAATTATATCATAATGCCAATAACAAGGTGCGACAATGGGAAATATAGGATTGGAGATGGAGAATGCGTATTCACCTCAAGAGCATCAGCAGAAAGAGCATATGTGGCTTATTTGGCTGATGAGGAGGATGAGGACTATGATAACATAAAAGAAGAAACCTACAACGATTACCCAGAAGCTGCAACGAATAACGCAAAGAGGGCATTGAAGTATAAAGAAGAGAATGGCAGCGATTGCGGTACTCCTGTTGGATGGGCAAGAGCCAATCAGTTAGCAAAGAGAGAAAGAGTTTCACGTGACACAATAGCAAGGATGGCATCATTTAAAAGGCATCAACAAAATAAAGATGTGCCGTATGATGAGGGGTGCGGTGGTATTATGTGGGATGCTTGGGGTGGTGATGCAGGTATTGAATGGGCAATAAGTAAACTTAATCAAATAGACAATAAAAAAAGTATGATATACAATTATAAACATCAGAGCATTGACATCAAAGATGTTGATGCCAAACAAGGTATTGTAACAGGCTATTTCTCCGCATTCGGAAATGTGGATTCCGATGGTGACATTATGATGCCAGGTGCATTTAAACGCAGCATTCAAGATTGGGGGCCAGAGGCGAAGGGCAGAGTAAAACATCTGATGAACCATGATCCGAGTAAGCCATTGGGTAAGATTATCGAACTAAAAGAAGACGGATATGGTTTGTACTACCGAAGCAAGATAGGCAGTCACAAACTTGGTCAGGACTTCATCAAGATGGTGGAATCAGACCTCATCAAAGAGCATTCAATTGGATTTCGTATTCTGCGTGAGCAAAAAAACGCTGAAGCGAATGAAATACATGAAGTGATGCTATTCGAAGGTTCTTCACTTACTGCTTGGGGTGCGAATGAAGCCACCCCAATTGTGAATATGAAGTCAATAACTGAGATTACCGAATATAAAAATACTATTCGTAATTTTGAGAAGTTTATCCGTGATAGTGATGTCACTGATGAAACGATTGAACTTTGTCTTATTAAAGTTAGGCAACTCGCACAGGCGGTTGAAAAAATGAGTACCACGATTGCTACTGAAAAAGAGCAAGAGCAGGGAAAAGAGATAAAAGTGCCAGTGGACTCATTTATAAACATTATAAAAAACATTTAACAATGGAAGAATTAAAAAAGTTTGAGGATGCTCTTGCATCCAAGTTGGCAGAGCAAAAAGCTGCCGTTTCAGCAGAAAACGAAAAGGCTGCAAAAGCCTTCGAAACACGCATTGAGCAAATCAATGAGCAATTGGTAAAAAACAATCAGTCTTTGGAAGAGGCTCGTAAAGATGCTCTTGAGGCAAAGGCTGCATTGGGTAAAATCAATGCAAAGACTGAGAGCAAAGTAGCTACATCTTACGCAGAGCATATCAACGCTATCAAAGCTGAGATTGCAAATGTTGTAGAGAAAGGTTACAATGACATCAAGTCTGCCGTTCGTGGTAATGGTAAGGGTTTTGCTGCTGAACTTGATATGAAAGCAGTAGGCACAATGACCATTGCAAACAACCTCACTGGTTCTGTTTACACTTCTTATGTTGACAATCCTGCCCTGCGTTCATTCGTAAACCCACACCTCCGCAGCGTGTTCAACATCATCCCTGTTTCAACTGGTTCAGTATCTTTCCCAAGGGGTAATACCCCCACAGGAGAGGGTAGTTTTGGCAAACAATCGGAAAATACTGCTAAGGCTCAGGTGGATTATGACATAACTGTGGTTAACACTGCTTTGTCTTTCATCGCAGGTTTCGCAAAGGTATCTCGTCAGATGATTGATGATTTGCCTTTCCTTCAGGCTTATTTGCAACAGTCTCTCATTGAAGATTTCCAAAAGGCTGAAGACACCTACTACCTGAATGCAATTGCTGCATCAGCAACC